CTTGGCGGCCGGAGAAGGTCTGACCTTCCATAGCCGAGGCCTGCACCATCGAGCGCTTGGCGTTCACGGCGCTCTTAAAGTCGGCGTGGATATTGTCGACGCTGGCCTGTAAGTTCTGCATCTGCTCGGCCGTCATCGTCGTACCTTCAACGCCTGCGCCTTTGTAGATGCCTGACTTAATAAGCACGCTCTTCGCTCCGGCCATATCGTAGGCTTTAGACATATCCACGAGATTCATATACACACCGACCGAACCCACCGTAGAGGACGGGCTGGCGACTACACGATCCGCAGCTGAGCCGAGCCAATAGGCGGCTGAGGCCATCTCGCTATCAGTGTAAGCCATCGTGGGCTTTCCAATGTTGCGAATAAGGTTGGCGGCCTCTTCGACGCCCGTGACCGTACCGCCAGGGGAAGAGATTTGCAGGGCAATGCGTTTGACGGAAGGGTCTGTCTTCATCGTATCCAGCGCCATCGTGATATCGTTAAGGTCGCAAGCACCCATCATTTTCTCCATCGGGGTGAGACCCTTACCAATCACGCCGACGATAGGCACGACACCCGTACCGTCCTCGGTCACATAAGCCGTCGGAGCCTGCCCGAATAACTGCGACAGCATATCCGTGAAGCCAAACTTCTCGGAGAGGTCAGCGTGGGCCTTGGCCTTGGATGGGTCGATGAGCAAAGGCTCACGGCCGGAGAGTCCATTAGTTAAGAAGCGCATATTATTCGTTAGAAGGGGGTGGGGTAGTTTCGACAGGGTTCTGAGCCAATGGGTCAATCGAGCCAGGCTGAACATTCTGAGGTTTGTAGAGTAGCTCGAAAGGCAAGCCGTGTTGCTTGGCGAGTTGCGTGATGTAAGCCATATCGTTGGCGCGCTTCTCCATCTCAGTACGGAAATCGAGGCCGCGCTGGGTATAGATTTCGCTCATCGATAGAAGCCCGAGTTCGACGTCTGCACGGTCGTTAGCCGCATCACGTCCTGCGTCGACCGTCACGCTCTTAGGCGTAGTCCACGAAGTGCGTGCCCAGTTTGGATCGTCGGGGAGGTCGCCGTCAGCGATGGCCTGACCGATAATGTAACCCCACGTTGGGATGCACATTTGCTCGATGACGATATTCTGATACTTTCCAAAGACGCGGGCCGCTTTAGCCGTGATAAGGCGAACCGAAGCACCGCCTAATTTTGAAACGTCGTCGACAAACTCGAAAGGCAACACCCCCGCCGCAATCTCTCGACGGAGAGCCGTAAGGAAGCCAGTGAACGCAGGAGACGGACGATTAGATGAGAAGGATTGGAAGTCCTCCCCTGGTTCAAGGGCTAAAAGTTTTCCACCCATTCGGGCGTGAATGTTTTCGTAGTTAGACGCAAGGCCTGCACCCAATTCAGCTGCGAGGTCACCGTCGACATAACCGCCGGTCTTTTTAATGACGCGGGTCACGTCTGCGTTATCCTTAACGGCCAGTTTCTCGAGCTCGAGAATGTCCATCTCATCTTGGATAGTGTTCAGCGAGTGCTGCAGGACAGGAACGCCGCGGGCGCCGGATGCGTATTCGTGGTCGACGATGTGCATCATAGATTGGGCAAGGATGGAACGATCCGTGCCGTCTGACTTGTAGACGTTAAAAGAAATCAGCTCACCGTAAGGGCCAAACTGCACGCCGTCGTGCATACCCGGAGGAGGCACTTCGCCTTGAATGGGGTTACCGACGCGGTGTCCTTCCATCAATTGTAGTCTGGCTTCACCGTTGGCGTTACGCACCTTGGCAATAAACGCATCACCGTCTCGGACCATCGCCCGAATCATAATGGCTTGAGCCTGCCAGAAAGAGAAGCGGTTCGTGATATCGATACGCTTAGACTTCTCTAGGAAATACTCCTCGTATTGTTTGGCCTTAGCCGGGTCGTCAGCGTGTGATTGCGGCTTGATGCCGTCACCCACGGTGAAAAGCACGACGTCCCCTAAAATGGTTTTGAATAGACCGCTGTTTCGCTCCGCCCAGCGACACTTTTTGACCATCGCAAGACGATCGTACGCCGACATATCGCGACGAAGGTCTTGAGGGGCAGCGCCGTAAAGCGAACGACGCATCCGGGTGATACCCGTGCTCTGCCATCCCTGAAAGGAAGCCTGAGGGGCTAACTTCTGGTCTTTCTTGGCAATCGGACGCTTAGGCACCGTTACCTTCTTACGGGGGGATGGTTTGGACATATCTTAGAAGTCGATGCGGTTATTCCAGTTGGTCGAAACCACTGGAGGGCGGCGGCCGTAGGTCAACGGGTCAAGGTTGCTTAGGGCAAACAGACTTTCGGTCAGCATCTCGCGAGGAGGAAGCGCAAAGGCTTTCGACGCCGATGAGCCGGAATCTGAGTAAGACATTAAGGTCTTACCTTCGGTAATCATAGTCACCGCTTTGTCGCGGATAGCGAGCAGTTGTTCCTCTTTCAGTCCAATGAAGATGCCGGATGCCATTTGTTAATGCAGGGGCTGGCAAACAGGGGGAAGACGGCCAGACTCCCAATGCCATTTCGCTTTGCACCACGAACGCACAAATCCAGCCGTCTTCCTTGTTGCTAGGTTGGGCATCTTTATTCGGAAGGCAAGTCAGTCTCAGAGGCTTCCTTACCCACAATTCCCCAGCGAACCGCCGAAAGCAAAGCCAGCAGCTCGCAGTCTAGGGCGTGGTTATCCTGCTTACCCGCTGGCAGTATCCAGTGAGCCTTCCCAGTGCGCTTGTCCTTTACCCGTACCTCGGCGTTTAACTGGTCAACGTAGTCCGCCGACGCGTCTCGAGGGAACGTGAAAACCTTCCTTGCCCGCAAGCCGTGGAGCAAATCTTTGCCGGCCAAGTTAGACCAGGAGATAAGTTCCGCACGATCAGGCAGGCCTGGCACAAGTATGCGCTGCTTCTCGGAATAAAACCTTCGGATAGTGTTTCCCGTTTTATCGGTCACCGCAAAGTCTTCATTTCCAGACCCCTTGGCGCACTTCCACTTTCGCTTAGTGGCCTCCCGGTAGACTTCGGTCGTATTGTCACCCGAGTCGACGAAAACTAAAGCAGGGTTGACCTTATGCTCTTTGAGGAACGCCTCAACGTTACCCCAAGTCTCAATCTTCGAGAAGGCCTTAAGCCGACTATGCCCAGAGACCGCAAACGATCGCACAACGACCCAGAAGTGGCCTCGCTGTACGTCCACGCCTCCCGTACGGAAAGGCACTGACTTATCCGGCGCCCCTTCACGGTCAGCCACTTTGCCGCGAGGAGTAATGACGGCCTCTTTGTCCCAATCGTCTGCCATCGCGTAGTCGGCGGCCTCCGATAGGTTAACTATCTCCCCACCTTCTTCGCTCCAGGGCATTGCTAACCGCTTTTGTTTAAAGACCCGCCTAGCATCTGGGTCTCCGTACAGTTCGTTAGCCTCCTTGGCCTTGAGCATCATCACCCCTAACTCCCCCCAACTCATCGTCGCTAGGCTGTTCCAATGAAGCCCAATGTGGCCGGAGTTAGCCGCTACCGATGTAGCCACAAAGGCGCCATCTAAGTTAGCCTCGTACCGGCTGGCGTTAGTGTCTGGCAGGCGCGTAAGGCACCCCGAGCACTCGTACGTCGTACCTCGAGATACTTTGGATAGGTTCCACGTGCCACCCTCTTTGGCGTCCTCGGGGAAGCGAACCTGTTCCCATACCCACGGCTGTAATTTTTGACACGATGGGCATTTAAAGTTCCAGTCCCGCTGATCCGTAGACTCGTGCAGCTGATGGAACTCTTGCCCAGCCTTGCCACCCTGCGACATAAAGATGCGCTTGCCCATCCATCCGAAGGCCGTGACGCGCGCCGATGCCTCCGAAAGGTGCGACGGAGGACTCAGCCAACACTCGTCGGCGATGATGTACCGAAGCGACAGCCGTTGAAGGTTAGATTCGTTCCAGATGCCTCGACAATAAACGGTCATACGGTCGAAGTCGGCCGTCGTGGAACGCTCCATATCTTCATCTTTAAATCGGGCCATCACTGGCGGGCAATTCTTCCAGATAGGCCGGAGATAACGCACCGCAAAGTCTTTGGCCTCGGGGTCGTTAGCCTGTAGCACCATCGTCGGGCCAGGAGCGTTGGCGATAATGTGGCAAGTGAACAGTCGGGCAAAGAGAGACTTCCCCGATTGGATACTAGCCAAGACCGTCATCAGCCGCGTCTCGGGATCGGCCGCCAATCGTAGGGCCTCCGCAATCCACGGCGTACGGTCGGAACGGAACGGCCCAGGCATCGGACTATCGGGGATAGCCAGCACGTTCTCCTCCATCCACTCAACGATGTCCCCAGAGTCGGCCGGCTTCATCACCGCACGGCCAATCGAGATTAGGTCAGATTTGTTCATTGGCGCTTAAGTCTTCCCGCGTCTTTCTTGCCCACGCTTCTAAAACTTTGACAGCCTTTGCCGGGTTCTCGGGGTTACATCCTTCTGCGACATCGAGCGCCAACTTGTCCAATCGGTTGACGAACTCAGCCGTCAGCTGACGCATCGCTTCTCCGGCCTCTTTGGCGGTAATGTAGTCTCGCGAGAGAATTAAGCGACGCTCCTGCTCGGCTTCGAGGTCTAGGAGTTTGCTCGTGGCTTGGTTGAACTGCGTGTGATACTTGGCTTGGTTTGGATCACCCTGCTCCATCGCCGCCCGCCAGATGTCTCGGGCCCTGCTGACGTCTTCATTTTGCTTCCGAATACGTTCAGCCAAAGACCCGTCATCGAGCTGCGCCGCGTCGACCACGGGAGCCGAGGCTTTGCGATTGGCTTCGCGGTTCGCTCTCCAGGCTAACGCGGCCTCGATTGAGTGCGTTGGCATACCATCACGTTTGAGCACGCTCACCCGTTGCGGTGTAACACCCAAAGCGTTTCCTAAATCAAGATTGGTGAGGGACTTCAATGCGGTTAGAGAAATAGGGGGTTTTTGATAAATTAATTTCTAAAATTTGCCCGTGGTGCTCCGCCA